GTTTGAGTTGTTTGATATGGAACAAAACGGGATAGAGGTTACAACACCTAACTTACAATTAATAGGCAATGAGTTCCCTAAATTAGTTTCACCAAGATATGCCAACTTAAAGGCTACTTATGAGGCTGGTTATACAACAATCCCTAAAGACCTTAAGTTAGCCATATTAGACCAAATATCTTATGATTACGAAAATAGAGGCTTGGATGGTGATTCTGGTATTTGTGAGAAATCTTGGAAAGCGTGTCAAAGATGGACAAGAATATCCCCAATTTTATAATATGAAGTTAGGTAAAGCGAAAGCAAATTATATTGATGCCAACACAATGACTCGCCAAGTTGGAATCTATGCTCCAACAAGGACAAGTGATGGTCAAGGTGGGTACACTACCACATTTGCCCTACAAAGCACAGTTTGGGGCGATTTAAGACCAGATAATCAAGTTCGTGAGATAGGAGAGTCGGAATTACAATTTGACCAAAGAAATAGGCTTTATATTCGTTTTGGAGTTACTATATTAGATTCTTACGAGGTAGAGGTTGAGGGCGATAGATACACAATACATTCCATTAAGAACGTAGAGAACCAAAATAGGTTCTTGGAGTTAATAATTTACAAGTAATGGCATTTAGCGTTAACTTAAATGGACTAAAGGACATTCAAGATGCTTTAAAGAACATTGATGGCAAATTAAAGCAAGATGTTGGGGATGAGATTAACGCTTCGGCTTTAAAGATATTAACCGATGCCAAAAGACTTGCACCTGTTAATTTCGGGCAATTAAGGAATCAAATAGCTTTAGTACAAGAAAGCCAATTAACATTTGGGGTTGAATCAAAGGCATCTTATTCTCCTTATGTAGAATTTGGAACTGGTCCACAAGTAAGCGTTCCAGCTGACTTTACATCTTATGCAGCACAATTTAAAGGTCAAAAAGGCGGTAAGTTTAAGGACTTTGTTGATGCTTTGACTTTATGGGTAAAGCGAAAAGGCATTGGCGATGGCAAAAATGATAGAGGATTAGCTTATGTTATTGCAAGGAGTATATTACAAAAAGGGATGCGACCTCAACCTTTTTTAATACCTTCGTATGAAACGGAAAAGCCAAAATTAATACAAAGACTAAAAAAATTGTTAGATGTTAAATCCTAATATAGAAATAAAAAAGTGGTTTTATACTAACTTGACAAGTGCGAGTGGATTAGTCGTTTACGATGGTTTTGCTCCAGAAGGTGCAGGTAATGAGTATATTGTTATGACAGGTAGGACATCAAGCCAAGATCAAGGCAAAGCTGGATACACAAATAGTATTAGCATCACAGTTGATATTATTACAAAAAATGCTAACTTTGGTTATAAACGTGCTGAAGCTATAAGCGATTTGATATTAGAAGATATAAACTCGGATACAACAATAACCTTATCAAATGGTTTTGGTGCATCAAGTTTAAGTGTAGAAAGTATTAGAAACTTAGATGGCTTAAATCCTTTAGATAACGTTTTTAGAGTATTGATAACTTATAATATAATAATAACTCAAATTTAAAATTAAATAAAATGGCAGAAACAAAAGTAAGCGGTAGAGATTATATCCTCTTAGCTGACATAAACAATGATGGTACATTCAAGCCTGTTGCTTGTTTGACTACAAACTCTTTAACATCAACTAATGACACAATAGATGCAACATCTAAGTGTGGCAACGAGTACACTCCAGCACCTTCTTTTTCTCAATCTTTTGATTGTGAAGGTTTTGCAATTGATGAAACAGGAACACCATCTAAAGATAGTTACCAACAATTATATGCTGCTCACGCTGCTAAAACTTTATTCGCAATTAAGATGGGTAAAGCAACTCCAACTGCAGGTGATATCACTTATGGTGGTGCTGGTTCTTTAGTGTTTATTAGCGATTTCGGTGTAACTGCAGATGATAAAGATGATGTTAAATTTACTGCAACTTTCGTAGTAAGTGTTCCTCCTATTGCACAAACTGAAACTGTATAATAAATAAAAAACTATGTACGAATTAAAGACTGACAACAACACAATCCACTTAAAGTGGGGAACTTGGGCTATGAAAAGGTTTTGCGAATTAGAGAATAAAAATCTAATGCAGCTAATTGAGGTTTTATCTGGAGGGGTTTATGACTTAGATACAATCGTTCATATCGTACAAGCCGCAGCAGAAAGTGGATGCAAGAGCCTTAAAAAGCCTATTGACTTTGATGAATTTGAGGTGTGCGAATGGATAGATCAAGTTGGTGGGTTATCGGCAAAAGATGGACAATTGGTTGAGTTTATGAGATATATGCAAGACTCAATGACTCCAGATTTAAAGCCAGAAAAGGAAACGGACGAAAAAAAAAATTAGGGTTTTATAGTTGGGACTCAATAATTATTCTCGCTATTGAAGTTGGCTTAACGATTAACGAGTTTTGGCAATTGACGTGGCGAGAATTTTTGTTGTATAAAAGGGCTTATGATAATAAACAATTAAAGGAATGGGAACGAACAAGGATGGTTAGTTATTTAATTTATAAAGCTAATACAACCGATAAAAGTCCTAAAAGTTTAAAATCATTCTTTCCTTTACCAAGTGATGAAGTTGAAGAAGATAAGCCAAAACTAACACAAGAGCAATTGGCAAGGACATTAAAGTTGTATGGAGTAAAATAATAAAATGGCACAAGAAACGTTAAAAATTACGATAACCGCAGATAATCAACAAGCGGTTCAAAATATCCAACAAACAGTTACCGCAACACAAAGTTTAGGTACTGCGTTCCAAAGATTGCCAAATACAAGTAATCAAGCAACATTCGCTTTATCAAACTTGTCAAGAGTTGCACAGGATGCTCCTTATGGATTTATAGGTATTGCGAATAACTTAAATCCATTATTAGAATCATTCCAAAGATTAAGTAGAGATGCTGGAGGTGCAGGTGGTGCTTTAAAAGCAATGGCAAGTGGCTTAATGGGTCCAGCAGGTATTGGTTTAGCTTTGGGTGCAGTTTCATCTATTATTGTCGCATTTGGTCCTAAAATAGCCGATTTTATAAATGGCACAAACGAAGCTACAAAAGCTGAAGATAAATTTGCACAAAGTTTAAGTGATGCAAGAGCAGAAGCAAGTGAGACAGGAATAAGATTACAAGCATATTTGACAATTACGCAAAATGCAAGTGTAAGTGATGAAAGAAGGGCGGAGGCATTAAAAGCGGTTAAAAACGAATTAAGTAAAGTAAATTCTGCATATGCTTCAACAATTACAAACGTTGACCAAGCAAGAGCAGCGGTTGATTTATATACACAAGCATTGGTTGCACAAGCTATCACATCAAGATATATTGATGAAATTGCTAACAAAACAATTGCTTTAGCAGATGCAAATAAAAAGATAGTTCAAACAGGTAGAGAATATTACAAGACTTTAGAGATGGCATCTAAAATGTCTAATGCATATTCTGATGCTTCAATTGTTCAAGCTGGTTCAATAAATAAAGCAAAGGAAGCTAACTTAGATGCTCGTAATGCTGCATTAGCATTAAGGAGTGGAATTATTGGTTTAAATACAGAATTAACAAGTACAATTAGTTTAGCTTTAAATAATCCGTTCTTTTTGTTAGATAAGGGAGCAAAACAATTATCTAAATCAACAAAAGAAGTTGCTGATAATATCAAAAAAATAGGTGGTGAAGCAAGAGGAATAAGTACGGATATGACTGCACCTGTATTATTACAAAGAGGCGCAGCACCAACAATAACAAGTCCAACAGGAGCTGCACCTTTAGGTGGCAGAACAAGCGGTTATGATGCAATTCAAATTACTCGTGATATAAATGAGCAAACTAAAGCACAAGAATTATTTAATTTTCAGTTACAACAAACACAAGCAATAACTGGTTTACTTGCACCTGCTTTTGATAGTGTAATTCAAGCAATGGTAATGGGTGAAGATGTTGGTAAGGCTTTACAAGCAGCATTCCAACAGATAGTTATTCAATTGATTTCAATGGTAGCACAAGCCTTATTATTTAAAGCTATTATGGCAGCAATCACTGGTGGTACAAGTGTAGCTACAGATGCAGTTGGTGGTGGTGTTGGAAGTGGAGCAGGTAATTTCTTAGGGGAATTCTTATTAAAGGGTTCTGATTTAGTTTTGGCAACTCAAAGAGCAAACAATAACTTAAATATAAGACGAGGCAACTAATGGCATACGAAATTAAATATAGAATTACGGCAGCAACTAAATCGGATGTAACAAGTATAGTTAATATTTATGAGGATGGTTACGATGGCGAAATAATAGAATATCCTTGCATAAGTTTACAAATACAATACATACCAAGAAGTGATGATACATTTGAGCCTATTTACGTTAGTCAATTAAACGTGGCAATAGATGTTACTGACAATGTAGAAGATATGCCAGACTTTACTACATTGAACGATAGAAAATATTTTGTTAGAGTTTTAAGTGGTGCAAATTTAGATTGGCAAGGATGGATTTTAAGTGATAACGTTCAATATGTTTTTTCAACAGGTAGAAAAGAATTAGCTTTTAATGCTATTGATTCATTGGGTATGTTAGAAAGAATACCATTTTTTATTGATGATGAAACAACATTAGTTGATATTTTTACGGCTATATTTTACATAAAGACTGCTTTATTAAACTTAGAATATCCATTAGATTATTATATAGTTAGTGGTGTAAGTTTTTATTCGGAGGATATGGATAATAGAACGGATGACCCA